CTTAGGAGCGTATATTACTATACGTTCTTACGCATGGTTCTGCCATGGCAGTGGCCCTTACGGGTCATTGTGTCGTTTAACGACCTTACCAGGTACATTATTGTAAATGTGTACCTTTTAGTCATACTTTAAGTACCACAAACGTGGTTCGGTATGACGAGACATGGATTTTATCACCCATGTTAATATAGAGGACATTACTATGACTAATGAAGTGATCGTGAACGAGAACCGTTATTTAAACGGCCGCGTTTCCGGGAGAAGACGTCTGTTAAAAGACAGAAAATCCACCCCAGGGTACTATGATTTAGTAAGGAAGGGTTTACCCCTCCCCAACAATCCGTACTCTATGGAATCACTTGATAGTAATAGTACAACCTTTGAGCTCCTTAAGGTTTATCCTTGGAGCACCACAAGCCTCGGTACTAAATCCGTCCATGAATATTTGGGCGGAGTACATACCGCTCCTCTTGCATACGAAAGTATGTTGGAGGAGGCGTCGTTGAAGGCACAGCAAAGTTTTTATAACAATGCTGATGCTTATGATTCGACGCTTGGAGTAACACTAGCTGAGCTTCCTAAAGCCATACACCTTGTCGGTGATTCGGCTACACGGATAGCTCGTACTTTTAAGAGACTTAAACGTTTCGATATCCCTGGTGCTTTTGAAGCATTGGGGTTAGCGAAGGTTGAAAATCTTAGGCATTCAAACGCCTTAATTAAAAGTGCTCGTAACTCCAAAAGGTCAGTCGTAGGTCGTACGGACTTCGCAGCAAATGCGTGGCTCGAAATGACCTATGGTTGGAAACCGCTATTATCTGAAATAGATAACGCGGCCCATGACCTTGCTTTTGGTTGGGAAGCACACGACGCCGACTTCCGTATACACGGTAGCGGTCGAGTAAAATCGACTGCACACTTTGTAAACGGTAGCCGTCTTGCTCCTGGTAACAACGGCCCCGGTGGGGCTATTGATTATCATCGGCAAGAGTCGTCTGTTCGAGTGGGGTATACCAGTCACGTAAAAGTGACTGACCCTACCTGGCGAGCTTTATCCTCGTTAGGACTTGCTAACCCGCTAGAGATTGCGTGGGAATTACTCCCATACAGTTTCGTCGTGGATTGGTTTGTACCTTTCGGGGACTGGATCGCCAGTCTCGATGCTATGGCTGGGTTGACTATGGTTGACGCGTCTAAAAGCGTGAAAACTAAGTCCACCTTAACGGCTACTTTGCATCCCGGTTGCTTGTCATACCCGTACGACATTGATACGTCGTGCTATTATGATGGTAGCACTAGTGCGTTTGAACGCACGGTGGAATCATCGTTACCGGGTACCAACTTTCTACGCTTTGAGTCTCCTTCGGAGGCCATGGGCGTGAATCGCTCTATATCGGCGATAGCTCTGCTACAAAACGCTTTTAAGCGGTAGCATCTATCAGGGAATCCTTCCCACGGCAATCCTGCCACGCACACTTATGTGCTTTTTTGTACTATTTGGCAATCCTGCTGAATAGTTCTAATCTCAAAAAGGAGATCTGTTATGTCATCAGTAACTGACATGTCCCTTGACGATAGCACTGCTACCGCCAAGACCTTTAAACCTGTAAAAGTCGAAAGTTCAATGTTGACATTTATGTCACCTGACTACAACACAGAAAGTGCGACAGCTTTTGCTGCCCGCCCTGTGCTGACTGTCTCGAACCGTCTGCCTTCAAAGCAGAATGACAATTACAAGGTCTCGTTACGTCTCAAGATGCCTTCTTTAGAAGGATCGGAGTTCGACACTGGTACTGGAACTTCTAAGTACCAAAAAGTAGCGTACGTCTCCCTGGCAAATGTAGATATCGTCATACCATCTTTGGCCACTGCACTTGAGCGTGCCGATCTGCTTGCTTTTGTTAAAGCAGCTCTCGACAACGCCCAGGTTGTATCAACCATTGATGATATGCTTCTTCCGAACTAGCTTATGTTTTATAAGCTAATCTGGAAGCCTGTGGTCGTTCTGCTTCGCAGAAAGACCTACAGGTATCTCATTCACCTGTTGTTTACCAGGCTAAATAAATAAGCTTGGTAAGGAGACATACCTATGAACGCAAAACACAAAAGTGTTTTGGAGAAGTCTTTTAAGGCCTCTCTCGACTCCGTGTCCTTTAGGACACTCGTGTCTTCCTCACTGCCGTTCTTCGAGGGAGTTAACACACCGGGCAGCCTTGCGATGTGGTTGATGCTTAAATACGAAGAGTACGAACAGTACTTATCGTATGAATTGCATCTTCCGCATTACTTGGATGCGTCCCATTTTAAACGGGACTACCAATGTGCCAAACTCTTCTCGAAATCGGAGATCTTCCCTAAGGTACATAATACCAAACAGGAAGCAGTGAAGAAATTCATAGAGTGCGAACGCAAATGTCGTGAAATTAACGACTCCATTATCAATGATGGCTTCTCATCCCTATTTTCAGGAATGAGCGATGTAAGTGAGGTAATTGACCTCACTATTCGAAAAATAAGCAGCATATTGATGACGGAACCAAGTCTAGATGACATGGCATTTAAGTTCGGTCCTGGACTTAACGTTGGCCTATCAAATAACAATTGTTCGTTATCTGACAAGCTAACTGCAAGACCCTCAGTCACTGAGGACCTTGCGACGCTATTGAGGACTAAGTCCTCTCTGAACCCGGCATGGGATTGTATCTCTATTAACGAGGTACCATCCGTCCACTTTAGCCTGTTAAACAGGTATGAGGTGGTTCCCGGTAGTCGCTTGACCTTTGTGCCCAAGAATGCAAAAACCGATCGTCCTATATGCATCGAGCCGTTAGTTAACAGCTATCTGCAAAGTGGTATAGGAACGTGTATCCGTAACCGCCTTAAAAAGGTAGGTGTGGATTTACGTGATCAAACTAGAAACCAGGAACTCGCACGGATTGGATCCGTTGACGGGAGCTTGGCTACAGTTGACCTATCGTCGGCGAGTGATACCATCAGTTATATGGTGGTACTTAACTTGCTTCCGATAGATTGGTTTTTGTTACTAGATATAACCCGCAGTCCTACCTTCACTTATGAGGGTAAGCCTTATCCTTTGGAGAAAATTTCCTCCATGGGGAATGGGTATACATTTGAGTTAGAAAGCGTTATATTTTACGCCCTAGCTCATTCGGTTTGTAAGTATTTAAAACTACCTACGACCAATGTAAACTCATACGGGGACGATATTATAATACCGTCTGCTGGTTATGAACTGTTATCCAAAGCGTTGAGCTGCCTAGGATTTTCAGTAAATCTAGAGAAGTCCTTCCATGAGGGTCCCTTTAGGGAATCTTGTGGAAAAGACTTCTATCTTGGTAGTCAAGTAAGACCGTTATTTCTCAAAAGCAAACCCAGTGCTCAATCTTTGATGTACTGGTGTAATCATATTCGTCGCGAACAGCATCTCTTTCCAGAGAAGCCGTACGTTGATTTGTATGATAGCTTTAAGAAATTGTTGCCTAAGCCCTTCCATTCATTGGTTGGGCCTGATGGCTTCGGTGACGGACACCTGATAATCCCCTTTAGTGAGTATACGGGTAACCGTATGCACGCATTTAGGAGACGTGGCTTTGAAGGCGTAGGTTTTTATACCTTGCTTGAGAAGCCTGTTAGGTTCCGTAACGACGGTCGGTCAAACTATGCCGAAGCGCTTTATAATGCCCAGAACATACCTCTACCTGTACCACATATTCGTGGTTTTTGGTGGGGTTATTCTTTGAAGCATTTTGCGCAACAGTGTAGTTTAAGTACGCCAGGCGAAACCTGTCCAAGAAATTGGGCTGGTTTTAATTACAAACGCCAGCGTACTCGTACCTACTTGACTAAATCTTTCGCAGTTTGGAAAGATATTAACCCCTGGTAATACTTTGGGGTCCGTAGTTGTACTACGGTGGTCGGCTTTTTTATTAATCCATGAAC